ATGACATCCTGGATGATGTTGTTTATGAATGGGAATGTGCAACAGGAATGAAGATGGAATTTGAACTGTTCAGCAAGGTGTTTCAAAAGGATGTGAACAATTACATCCTGATTGATGCTAATGGAAAAATCAAGTCAAAAGGTGGTTATGTGAAGAAGCTTTCCAATTTGGACTATGACCTTCCAATTGTCAACAAAGCACTTATCAACTATATGGTTCATGGAATATCAGTTGAAGATACGGTTCTGAAATGTGATGACCTAAAAGAATTCCAAATGGTCAGTAAGATAAGCAATAAATATCATCACATATTACATGGTGAAAAGGTGTTGAAGGAAAAATGCATCAGAATATTTGCATCCAAAGCACCTTCTGATGCAGGTGTAACAAAGGTCAGTGTTCGGACTGGCAGACCTGAAAAATTACCAAATTCACCTGCACAATGCTTTATTTACAATGATGAAGTAAACGAAAAGAAAGCACCTGAAAAGCTTGACAAGCAATGGTACATCAAGTTTGCGAAGAAAAGGCTTGCAGATTTTGGGGTGGTATGATGGAAAAATATAAAAACAGAAAGGAAGTGATGGAGCTTGTTTTTCAAAGGTTATGTTGAAACAAAAGACAAAAAATGCATTGAGAAATTCAAAAACAGAACTGATTTCAAAAACTATACACAAGTGAAGTCACTTCCTGAATTTGCAGGTATATTGGCAACTGACACCATTTTGATTGATATTGATGACTTTGAACAAAGTGAACTATTGTTCAAGATTGTCAAAGAACATCAGTTGAAATGCAGAGTTTATGCAACAACAAGGGGCAAGCACTTCTTGTTTAAGAATACAACGGTTGAAACCAACAGGACAAATGCAAGCCTGGCAATTGGTCTGAATGCTGACATCAAGCTTGGAAAAAAGAATTCTTATTCAGTCCTGAAATTCAATAATAAGGAAAGAAAAGTCCTTTATGACCAGGCAGACAATGAAGAAGCACAAGACCTTCCAAAGTGGCTGCTTCCTGTGAAAACAACAATGGAATTCATGAACCTTGAACCAGGTGACGGAAGAAATCAATCCCTATTCAATTACATACTGACCTTACAATCAAATGATTTCAGTGTGGAAGAATCAAGGGAATGTATCAGGCTTATAAACCAATACATTCTGAAAGTTCCGCTGTCAGATGATGAACTGGAAACGGTGCTGCGTGATGATGCTTTCAAGAAACCAGTGTTTTTCAAAGGCACAGCATTCCTGTTTGATAAGTTTGCAACATACTTGAAAAATAACAACCACATCATCAGGATAAACAATCAGCTTCACCTTTACAGGGATGGGATTTATATCAGCGGATATTCAGAGATTGAAGCAGAAATGATTAAACACATACCACAGTTGAACAGGGCGAAAAGAACAGAAGTCCTGGCATACTTGGAAATTATGATTCGTGAAAACACCCCTGCATCCCCTGCATATATTATTGCTTTCAGAAATGGAATCCTGAACATCAGGGATGGAAGCTTCAACCCCTTTTCACCTGAAATCATAGTCACAAACAGAATTGAATGGGATTACAACCCACATGCTTATTCAGAAATCACAGACAAGACCCTTGACAAGATTGCTTGCAATGACCAAAACATCAGGGCATTACTTGAAGAAGCAGCAGGGTTCTGTTTGTTCAGAAGAAATGAACTGGGCAAGGCTTTCATCTTAACTGGTACAGGAAGCAACGGAAAATCAACCTATTTGAACATGTTGAAGCACATGCTTGGAAGGCAGAACATTTCATCACTGGACTTGAAAAAGCTTGGTGACAGGTTCAGTACAGTGATGTTGTTTGGGAAACTTGCCAACATTGGTGATGACATATCAGATGAATTCATCATGGATGCTTCCATATTCAAGAAGATAGTCACTGGGGAAACAATTGATGCTGAACAAAAGGGTCAACCAAAGTTTGAATTTGAACCATATGTGAAATTGTTCTTTTCAGCAAACAACATCCCAAGGATGGGCAAAGGAAGGGATTCCGCTGCAATATTAAGGCGGTTGGTCATCATTCCATTTGATGCAAGATTCAGTTCAGATGACCCTGATTTCAACCCACACATTGGTGATATGCTGCGGTCACAGGAATCAATGGAATATATGATTCAGCTTGGACTGAAAGGTTTGAAACGAATTCTTGAAACCAAGAAGTTCAGTAATTCAGAAAGAGTTCAAAAAGAACTTGATGAATATGAAGAAAGTAACAACCCCATTCTTGGATTCATCAGAGAAGTTGAAATGGATGATGACTTCAAGATTGAAAATGAACCAACGAAAGATGTTTATAAAAGATACCAGGAATATTGCTTGGCAAACAACCTGCAACCTATGTCAAATATTGAGTTTTCAAAGCAAGTCAACAGGATTTTGAACATGCAGGTGGTTGTCAAAAGGATTGGAAACAAAACACACAGATTGTTTGTTTCAAAGTAAAGGAAGGGGAATCAAAATGGCATTCAATAGAAAAATCAAAAATAAGAACATTGGATACTTCCTTGTGAATAGAAGGGTATTCAGTTCATTGAGAAAAGCGGAACAGTATTGTGACAAGAACAACCTGGATGTTGATGACTGCATTCGTTCTGAAAATCCTGATGTACTGAAAGAAGCAAAGAGTATTTGCCTTGATGTGCTTCCCCTTCTGCGTGACATGAAGGAATCTATCAGAGAAGAATATGACAAGCAGGTTGAAGTGTACCACAGAAGGGTTGATGAATTCAAAGAATCAGAAACAAAGCGTGACCTACTGCGTGGTTACAAAGAAAATCAGATGCATGAAGCTTTGGGTGTGTTGCATGGCATTGGTGTGGTTCAAAGCATTATAGACAGTCAGATTGAAAATCATGAGAAAGTGAGGTACTTACAGCGTGGATGAAGATAAATGTGTAATGTGCGGTGAATATGTTCCCGAAGGAAGGCAGGTCTGCACCGCTTGTGAACATACTTCAATCAAAGACAGTGGGAACAGAAGAAAGTTTGAAAGTGGTGCAGTCAGAGATATTCAGGAAGGCAAAGGCAGATGTGACCTTCTTCCCCTTTGTGTAGTTGCTGACCTGATGGGGTCAAAGGAACTGATGCGGATTCATGAGTTCAAGAACACAGGTGATGTCATTCCCCTGTTTGATGCACTGAAAGAGTTTTCAAGCATTTACATGACCAAAGGTGAAGATGAAAAAATCACTGTATATGACAGTAAGGATGCAGAACTTGCTGGCATGATACTTGAAGTGTCTATCCACTTTGAAGAAGGTGCAAGGAAATATGGTGACAACAACTGGCGAAAGGGTATTCCTGCACACTGCTATATTGATTCAGCGGTCAGGCATTACCTTAAATGGATTCGTGATGACAATGATGAACACCATGACAGGGCATTTGCTTGGAATCTGCTTTGCTGCATTTGGACTTGTCAGAACAAGCCTGAACTGAATGATTACAGAAAGGATGATGGCGAAAATGAGTGATACAAAGAAAATTCCCATGTTGACGGATGACAGGTTTGACAAAATTGAACAGTTCGCTGAACTTGTGAAACCAGTGCAACAGTGGATGATTGAAAACTATTGTCCACACACCAAGATAATTATTGAATGTAATGGTGCAACGGTGACAACAGATGACATGTTTGTTCCGCTGAACCCATTGAAGGATGGTGATTGATAATGGCAAACAAGAACCCACACTTCAATGCAAGCGGATGTGCAGACCCAACAGCATATGAAGCATTGAAACCAATAATGAAGGAAGATGCTGAACTGGAAGCAAAGGTCAGTTTTCTGATTAAGGTATTAAAGTTCATTGTCAGTCAATCAGGCTTTGAACTGTTGAACCGAATTGAAATAAAGGACAAGAGGTCAGGAAGGTGTTTCAGATGATTGGAAATAAGAAGAATTGTCCATTCAAGAAAAGGGTGCGTATGATACCTGCACAAAGGATATATCAAGATATGTTTGCTTGGTGTGATGGTGAAAGGTGTATGGCTTTCAAGGATGGCAAATGTTTAAGGCTTGAAAAGGTTGAACCCATAACATACAGAGGGTTAGAAAACCCATGGGGTAAGGTGTGAAAGGACTGGTGATGTAATGAAGATACCAAAGCAGATTAAGGTTGGCGGTAAGGTTTATAAGGTTGAGCAGACAGACAAACTTGACATGGGCAACTGGCATTATTCAGGTGAAGTTGATTATGTGAATCTTATCATCAGGATATGCCCAAATGCAAAAGGCAAAATGGAAGCTGATTTCCTTCATGAAATGCTTCATGCAATACATGACTTCCTGGGGTACTCAAAGCAGGATGAAAAGAAGATTGATGAACTGGCAAATGCACTGCACATGGTTATTCAGGACAACCCTGAAATATTTGAAAAGGATGGTACAGAAGAATGAAACCAGTAAAAACAGAAACAAGCAATGTCACATTTGTTGGTGAAGGATGTCAAGACCTTCCAGGTACAAGGTATATGTGTGATGACGGTGTGACCCCTGGGATTGAAACGGTGTGGGAACTGGATGAAAAGGAAAAGCAGCAGGTGTTGGAATCAGGCAGAATTTACTTGTATATAATGGGCAGAACGGTTCAACCCTGTTTCCTTGCAACTGAATCAGCGGTCAGAATTGAAAAGGATGGTGAATCTGATGAAAGAAATGATTAAGAGAATGAACCAGTTCAACAGAATGAAACCTGCATCCATATCTGATGATTTTTCAGATTACCTGGCTGACAATGGGTTCTTCCTTTCCCCTGCATCCACAAAGTATCATGGAAATTATGAAGGTGGACTGTATGACCATTCAACCAATGTTGCAGACAGGTTGATGTGGATGACCGAAAACTTGAGCCTGGAATGGCAGCGGAAAGAATCACCCTGGATTGTTGGAATGTTTCATGACCTGTGCAAGATGGATGAATACATCAAGGTTGTGGATGAAGAAGGTCAGGTGATGATGGGAACTGGTGAAGTGAAAGGTGAAGAAGCACACTTTGAACATGCATCTGATGTATTGCTGAAAGGTCATGGGGATAAGTCAATCATGCTGCTGTCACAATTCATGACACTGACGAAAGAAGAAATCCTGTGCATCAGGTATCACATGGGTGCTTACAACAGGGATGACTGGGAAGGCTTTGACAGAGCAATTAGAAAGTATCCGAATGTGTTATTCGCTCATACTGCTGATATGTATGCATCAAAGGTTATTGAAAATTAACTTTCAAAGTTAGTCAATGTTATGGTTGTGTTACGGTTGAATTTTTCAAGTGTAACAATGAAAGCCTTGATAATACAGGGTTGTTACACATGTTACACATGTTACGGTTGTTTTTAACTTAATAACAATATAGCATTTTATATAAATCATTAAAATTTGTTGTTTTTCTAAAAAATTAAAATATAAGAAGTATAACTGTAACAAGTGTAACACTTGACACATGAAACCATTGATATTGCTTGCTTTGTGAGTGTTACACATGAAAAATGCAACTGTAACATTATCCGTAACATTGAAGTGTAACAAGTGAAAGCATTGAAGAAAGGGTGATGAAATGACAGCGAAACAATATTTAAGACAGGCTTACCGCTTGAATGAATTGATAAATAGTCACATCAGGGAAGTTGAACAGTTAAGGCTTGTTTCAACAAGCTTACCAAGTACAGACTTTTCACAGGAAAGAGTTCAGGGGGGCAATCTTCCAGGGGATAGAATGCCAAACATCATTGCAAAGATTGTTGACCTTGAAGCACAAATCAATCAGGAAATTGACCACTTCATTGATTTGAAAAAGGAAATCCATGATGCAATTGAATCAGTGAAAAGTCCTGACCAAAGGCTTGTGTTAAGATGCAGGTATGTTGAATTTTTAACCTGGGAAAAGACTGCTGAATGCTTAAACTATTCTATCAAACAGATACATAGAATTCATTCAGCAGCATTGCAAAATATAGTTGTTCCAAAAAGTTGACACAGAATGTCCTTGTTTGTCACTGTCAATATATGTTTTAATTAGACTTGAAGAAATAGCAGCAAGCAATTGCTGCTATTTTTTATTTTGATTGAAAGGCGGTGTTGCATATGGCACTGACAAAGAAGCAAAAAGCATTTGTGCAAGAATACCTGATTGACTTAAATGCAACACAGGCTGCAATCAGGGCAGGTTATTCAACCGCAAGTGCAAGACAGATTGCTGATGAAAACATGTCAAAACCTGACATTAAAAATGCAATTGAAAAGGCACTTGCTGAACGAAGCAAAAGAACAGGTGTGAATGCAGACAGGATTGTTCAAGAGTTGGCGAAGATTGCATTCATCAACCCAACTGATGTCATTAACATGGATGAAGCAACAGTCAAAGGTGAAGCAAACAGGGATGATACTGCTGCAATCAGTTCAGTAAAGGTCAAGACCATTCCAACAGATGATGGGAACATCACTGAAAGAGAAATCAAGACCTATGACAAAATAAAAGCACTTGAACTGCTTGGGAAACACATTGGAATGTTTACTGATAAATTCAAAATTGAAGGTGCAATTCCTGTGGTCATTCAAGATGATATGGATGAAGATGATGAAGAATAGTGACATGTTAGTAACAAAACTTGTTGCAAAGCCTGTGTATTCAGCATTGCATATTTATTGCACCATAAAAAGGCGGTGATGAACATGCAAAGTCTTAATATTTCATTGAAGAAAGTTGTTGGTAAGAAATACAACCGCTTTTGGAATTTCAAAGGCAGATACAGAATTGTAAAGGGTTCAAGAGCAAGCAAGAAATCAAAGACTGCTGCATTGTGGTATATCACCAATATGATGAAATACCCTGAATCAAACACCCTGGTCATTAGAAAGACATTCCGAACAATCAAGGATTCCTGTTTCACTGAATTGAAATGGGCAATCAGCAGGTTATGTGTTCAGGACTTTTGGAAGGTCACTGAATCACCACTTGAAATGACATACCTTCCCACTGGGCAAAAGATATATTTCAGGGGTCTTGATGACCCATTGAAAGTCACTTCCATCACTGTTGAAGTTGGAAACCTGTGTTGGATGTGGATTGAAGAAGCTTATGAAATCATGAAAGAACCTGATTTTGACATGCTTGATGAATCCATTCGTGGTGAAGTTCCTGATGGTCTTTTCAAACAGATAACATTGACCTTTAACCCATGGAATGAACACCATTGGATAAAGAAACGGTTCTTTGATGCTGCACCCGACACTGATATTCTTGCACTTACAACCAACTACATGTGCAATGAATGGTTGGATGCAGCGGATAAGAAAGTCTTTGAAACCATGAAGAAAAACAACCCAAGAAGGTACAGGGTTGCAGGACTTGGTGACTGGGGCATTGTTGAAGGTCTTGTCTTTGAAAACTGGGAAGAAAGAGAATTCAACCTGGAAGAAATCAAGCGAATTGCAGGTATCAGGTCAGCATTTGGTCTTGACTTTGGATATACAAATGACCCTTCTGCACTATGGTGTGGAATGATTGACCTGAAAGACAAGTTCATTTATGTGTTTGATGAAATGTACAAACGGGGCATGTCAAATGAAATGCTTGAAAAAGAAATCACTTCCATGGGATACAGGAAAGAAAGAATCAGGGCAGATTCAGCAGAACCCAAGTCCATTGACAGGCTGCGTGACATTGGAATTTCCAACATCACTGCTGCAAGAAAAGGCAAGGATTCAGTCAACAATGGCATTGACTTCATCCAGGACTTCAAGATTATTGTGCATCCAAGGTGTGTGAACTTCATCACTGAAATAAGCAACTACACCTGGGATACTGATAAATTTGGAAAGAAGCTGAACATCCCCATTGATGACTTCAATCACCTGATGGATGCAATGCGTTATGCCCTTGAAGAATTTGTCAAAGGGAAATCTTTTTCCTTTGATTAGTAACATGATAGTGACAAAATACCTTGGAATCATTGTGTTTCAAGGTATTTTAATATATTGAGTAATGAAAGGGGGTGAATGAATCGTGTTTAATTTTTTTGAATCTGAAACTGACAGAGTGAACAACATCATCAGAACAGGTGCAGAAACAATCATCACTGATGAACGGTTCATTGAACTTGAAATTCAGCGGTTCAAGGCAAGTCGAAGAAGAAAAGAAATGTTTGATGGTGAAAAATACTTTGCAGGTGACCATGACATCCTGAAAAGAAAAAGAACTGTCATTGGTGAAGGTGGTGCAATTGAAACAGTTGACAACCTTCCAAATAACAGGATTGTTGATAATCAATACAAGAAGATGGTCAATCAAAAGACAAATTACCTGCTTGGTCAACCAATTTCAATCAGGACAGACAATGATGCTTATGGTGACCTGTTGAAGCAGTTATTCAATAAGCGGTTTATGCGTTTGATGAAGAACTTGGGCAAGGATTCACTGAATGAAGGTATTGGATGGTTGTTCATCTATTACAATGAACATGGTGAATTCACCTGGAAGAAGTTCAAAGCATATGAAATCATTCCTGGTTGGTCAGATGCGGAACATACCACACTTGACTATGTCATCAGGATATATGAAACCATTGCATATGAAGGTACACAGGAAAAGACCATTGAAAAGGTTGAAGTCTATGATGAAAATGGCATTCATTACTTCACACTGGATGGTGGAAAGCTTGTTCCTGACAATCCCTTCTTTGCAAATTACTTTATAACCACTGACCATGAAGGTAAAGACCAGGGATGGAACTGGTCAAGAATTCCGCTGATTCCCTTCAAGTACAACAGTGAAGAAATACCATTGATTAAGAATGTGAAGTCATTGCAGGATGGCTTGAACATCATCCTTTCCAACTTCCAAAACAACATGGAAGAAGATGCAAGGAACACAATCCTTGTCCTGGTGAATTATGATGGTGAAAAGCTTGGTGAATTCAGAAAGAACCTTGCAACTTATGGTGCAGTTAAGGTCAAGACAGTTGATGGTGCAGCAGGTGACCTGAAAACATTGCAGGTTGAAGTGAATGCTGACAATTACAAGGCAATCATTGAGATATTCAAGAAGGCAATCATTGAAAATGCAATGGGTTATGATGCAAAGGATGACAGGCTTTCAGGTGAACCAAATCAGATGAACATTCAGTCCATGTATTCTGACATTGACCTGGATGCAAATGAAATGGAAACTGAATATCAGGCTTCCTTTGAAGAACTGCTTTGGTTTATCAATTGTCACTTTGCCAATAGTGGACTTGGTGACTATGAGGGTGAAGAAGTTGAAGTCATATTCAATCGTGACATCCTGATAAATGAATCAGAAATCATCACCAACATCAAGGATTCAGTTGGACTTCTTTCTGATGAAACACTTGTCAGTCAGCATCCATGGGTTGATGACCCACAAGCTGAACTTGAAAGGAAAAAGGCTGAAAAAGATGCTGCAATGGCAGAATATCAGAATGCCTTCAACCCTGCTATTCCTGGCAAAGGTGGTGATGTAGATGAAGAATAGTCCATATTGGAAGCAGAGATTTGAACAACTTGAAGCTGCATCCAATAAAGCTGCTATTGAAACATTCAATGTTGTCCAGGAACAATACATTGCTGCTGAAAAGGAAATTGAAAGGCAGATTTCAACCTGGTACAAGAGATTTGCAAAGAACAATCAAATCAGCATGGCAGAAGCAAGAAAGCTTTTGACCACTGGTGAACTGGCTGAATTCAAATGGGATGTAAAAGAGTTCATCAAGTATGGACAGGAAAATGAAATCAATCAACTTTGGATGAAAGAACTTGAAAATGCATCAGCAAAGTTCCACATTTCCAGGCTTGAAGCTTTGAGAATTGAAACACAGCAAACAGTTGAAAGGTTGTTTGGCGGTCAGACTGATGAAGTTGACAAGTTGCTGAAAAAGAATTACTTGCAGAACTATTACCATACAGTGTATGAAGTTCAAAAGGGGTTCAACATTGGTTGGGATATTGCTGCAATTGATGACCGAACTGTTGAAAGGTTAATTTCAAAACCATGGGCAACAGATGGAAAGAATTTCAGTGATAGGATATGGTCAAATAAGTCCAGTCTTATCAATGAAGTTCAAACACAGCTTACAAGAACATTTATGCTTGGTAAATCACCTGATGATGCAATTGAAGCTATTGCAAAGAAGATGCAAGCATCAAAGAACCAAGCAGGAAGGTTGGTGATGACTGAATCAGCTTATTTTTCTTCACAGTCACAGAAAGATGCTTTCAATTCACTGGATGTGGAAAGGTTTGAAATTGTTGCAACATTAGACAGCAGAACTTCTGCAATATGTCAGGAACTTGATGGTCATGTGTTCGATATGAAGAACTTTGAACCAGGTATCACTGCACCCCCCTTCCACCCTTGGTGCAGAACCACCACTGTTCCCTACTTTGAAGATAACTTCACAGAAAGGGCAGCAAGGGGTGAAGATGGCAAGACCTACTATGTTGACAGCAGGTTGAATTATAAGGACTGGAAGAAAACATTTGTGGATGGTGGTTCAAAGAAAGACTTGAAACCAAATCTTTCTACTGTCAAGGATGTTGAAGATGCTATTTCAAGCAAGAAAACAGAGTTGAAAACAGTTGATGATGACATCAAGGCACTTACTACTGAAAAGAACAAATACAATGAACCAAAGTTCAAGGACTTTGAACAACAGGGTGAAACGGTCATTCGTGAAAAATCAAAGACTGCAACTGGCAGAATAAAAGATATTGAAGGCAAGCTTTCTGATTATAGCAAAGACCTTGAAAAGTTCTACAATAGACCTGAAAGAGGTACGGAAGCATATAATGACTGGAAAGCCTGGAAGGAAACCTTTGATGTTGATGAAACCAATTCACAGTATTACAAGCTTTCAGATGAAAAGTTCAAGCTGCAAGATGACCTGAAAAAATATGATGAATATTTTGATTGGAAGTCCTGGCAAAAGACATATAATATAAATGACACTGAAAGCAAATTGGTCAACCTGGCTGAACAGAAAAAAGCACTGGAAGAAGAAATCAAGCAGTTGCAGATTGAACTGGCAAAGGTCAAGAATGCAGACCCCAAAGAAATTGCAGGTGTTGTTCGTGGAAAGGAAATGACCATTGATGAAGCTAACCATGGAAAACCGAATCCGAATTATACCAAAGGTGGCGGTTATACTATAAACTGTCAAAGCTGCGTGGTTAGTTATGAAGCAAGATTGCGTGGGTATAATGTTCAGACTTTACCGAATACAAAAGGTTCAAAGCTTGCTGAACTATCAAGAAAAACCAACTTGGCTTGGATTGACCCTGCAACTGGCACACATCCTGCTTATATCTTTGATGACACTGCAACAACAGTGAAGAAGTTTTCTAACTTCCTTGAAAAGACTGTTGAGAAGAACAAAAGATATACCCTTGAATTTTCATGGAAAGGTAGAAGCAGGTCAGGTCACATTATTTCCATGGGCAGGAATGCGGATGGTGCTTTGACATTATATGACCCACAGATTGGAAGGACTTACACTGGCAAACAAATTGATGCTTACATTGGAAGAATGAAGTTCACAACAACAGTCTATGGTAATAAGTTTGTGACACCACCAAAAATATTAAGGGTTGATGATAAGATGTTCAACCTGGACATGGTGAATCACATTTTGGAAGGGGTGACCAAATGAAGATTGAGCAAGTAAAGGAATTTGCAAATCAGCAAGGTTATGATGATGTTTTACACATTGGAAAGTGGAAAGGCTTTGATGCTTATGAACCAGTATTCAATGGTGAAGATGTTTCCTTCATTGGTGTTCCCCTGCTGATTCTTGCCAAAGGTGGCAACATCCGAATGTCAACAGTTGAAGAAGCATTTGAACAACTTGATGGGTAAACAAAGGTAAAAATTCCATGCTGAAAGCATCCTGAATAAGGGTGCTTTTTCTATGTCAATTTTAAGGGGTGATTGTGATGAAACGCTGATAAACTGGGGGTACTGTTACCCCTAAAAACTTTTTTAAGTGGCTTAAAACGCATTTTAGAAGGTCACTTTTTCAGGATATTCTGAAAAGAAGGTGATTTGTTGCTGAAAATCAAGAAATCACACTTCAATGATTCATACATTGTCTTTGACCCACTTGATTTCAGCAAACACACCCATGTGCAGCAGCGTGGAATTGCTTGTGTAGTAAAACGGAATGTAGAAAGAAAACTACTTCCCAAAACCAACAGTGTTTGGTTGTTAGAAAGTCATATCAGGGTTTCAGATGATACCCATTACATTGATATGGTTCAAGCAAAGATTGATTCATTGAAGTGAAAAACCGTCTTTTTGGTATTGCAGACGAAAAAGAACAAGACAAATGATACTGGACTGAACCAGGTCAAAAATGAATTTGAAAGGATACGGTGAAAACAATGAAAAAAGAAGATTTGGTGAAATTAGGACTTGATGAAGAAACTGCAAAGAAGGTTGCTGATGCATCTGCGGAAGAATTAAAGGGGTTTATCCCAAAGGCAAGGTTTGATGAAGTCAACACTGAAAAGAAAAACCTTGAAACTTCAAAAACCACCTTGGAAGGTCAACTTGAAACCTTGAAGAATTCCACAGGTGATGTGGATGCTTTGAAAAAGCAGATTACTGACCTTCAAGCTGACAATAAAACAAAAGATGAAGCACATGCTGCTGAAATCAAACAGTTGAAGATTGACACTGCAATTGCTGCTGCACTCACAGAAGCGAAAGCAAAGAATGTGAAGGCAGTTAAAGCATTACTTGACCTTGAAAAAGCAGAACTTGCTGATGATGGCACAGTCAAAGGTTTGGCTGACCAAATCAAGAAGCTTCAAGGTGCAGATGATTCAAAGTTCCTTTTTGAAGCCGAAAAGAAACCAAGTTTTAAGGGTGCGAAACCAGGTGAAGCAGGTAAGGAAGAACCTGATGGAAAGGTTGACTTCTCAAAGATGACCTATGAAGAACTTGCTGCTTACATGGAAGAAAACCCTGATGCGGAAATCTAAAAACAATTTTGATTATGAAAGGATGAATTCAAATGGCAAAATTCGATAGTAAGTCATTTAATGAAAGAGCCTTTGGAAAGTATGTTGATATTGTTCCAAAGCTGAAAAAGAACGAACTTGTTAAGTCCAAAGCACTGCAACCGAACAGTGCAATCAAACAGGCATTCAGCGGTCAAACTGGTGTTGTGTATGCAACCATTCCTATGTATGGCAGGATTGACGGTGATGCACTGAACTATGATGGCAAAACTGACATCACTGCAACAAGCACAACCACATATGAGCGTGGTGTTATTGTAATCGGTAGAGCAAAGGCATGGGTTGAAACTGACTTTGCCGAAGATGTGACTGGCGGTGCAGGTTTCATGTCCAATGTGGCAAGACAGGTTGCTGAATACTGGGATGAAATTGACCAGGACACCTTGCTTGCAATCTTGGAAGGTATCTTCTCCATGACTGGTGCTGCAAACTTGAAGTTTGTAAATGGTCACACTTATGACATCAGCGGTGAAGCAACTGCTGACAAACAGGTTGTGTCTGCTGCAACTTTGAACACTGCTATTCAGAAAGCAAGCGGTGATAAGAAATCCAAGTTCACCATTTCCATCATGCATTCAGTTATTGCAACTAACCTTGAAAACTTGAAGTTGCTTGCTTACATGACATACACAGATGCAAATGGAATTGAAAGACAGCTTGAACTGGCAACATGGAATGGTAGAGCAGTCATCATTGATGATGGGATGCCTGTTACAGAGGTTGCACCTACTTACACACTTACATCTGATGTTGCACTTGATGCAGGTAAAACTTACTACACCAAAGCAGGTGCAGTTTATACTGCGGTGGCAGCACCTGATGTTGCTGATATTGCAACCTACTATGAAATGACTGCTGACGGTTACACCACTTACACAACCTATGTTCTTGGTAATGGTGCATTTGATTATGAAGATATTGGTGCAGAAGTTCCTTATGCAATGGTAAGGGATGAAAAGACCAATGGTGGTCAGACTTACCTGTACAGCAGACAAAGAAAGGTATTTGCACCTTATGGTATCAGCTTCACAAAAACATCTATGGCAACCAATTCACCAACGGATGCAGAGCTGAAAACTGGTGCAAACTGGGAACTTGTTCATGATGGTGCTGCTTCTAACAAGAAGTACATTGACCACAAGGCAATTCCTATTGCAAGAATTATTTCCAGGGGTTAAGAGAAAGGGGTGTTTGACCAATGGCTGATATATCTGACAGACTGGAAGCTTTGATTCAAACAATTCAGAACATATCAAGCCTTGGTGCATCCTTTGTTTATGATGTTGGGAAGCTACTTGAATCATTCGGTTATACATTACAGGATGGTGATGATTGGCTTCTTGGCTTCTGTATTCAGAAGGTAGAAAACAGCATCAAAAATGAATGCAATGTTTCAAGTGTTCCTTGCGGATTGATGAAAGTTGCATCACAGATGGTGGTTGGGGAATTTTTATTTTCCAAGAAAGGGATTGGACAATTACAAGGGTTGAATATTGACATTGATGCAGCAGTTAAGCAGATTCAGGAAGGTGATACCAGTGTGACATTTGCATTTGGTGATGGAAGTCTAACACCTGAAAAAAGACTGGATATGCTGATTGCTTACCTAATGCAAAATGGTAAAAGTCAATTTGTCCATTATAGGCGGTTGAAATGGTAAGAAAAGCAATTGAAAGCCTGTACAAAGATAAATGTTCCATTGTGGAATATAGGTCATATAAGAAAGCAAACAAATCCACTGGACAGAAAGAATTTACCGTTCTTCAAAATCAACCCTGTAAATTGTCCTTTTCCAACATCAAAAGTAATGCGGAAACCGCAAGTGCTGAAATGGTTACACAGGTGGTGAAGTTATTCATTGCCCCTGAAATAGTAATACAACCAGGTTCAAAGATTGTTGTTGAACATCAAGGCAGGACAACAGAGTATAAGAACAGCGGTCAACCTGGGATATATCCTTCACACCAAGAAGTGGTTCTTGAACTGTTTGATGGGTGGTCATAATGGCAAGACATGTGAAAGCTGACATCAAAGGACTGGAACAGTTCAGGGATAAAATGAAGCAGTTGAGTGATGAACAGGTTCAAACATTCATTGAATCTTGTGCAAAAGAACTTGCTGCAAGGCTTCTTGCCAAAGTCATCAAAAGAACAAAGGTTGGTGAATACGGAAAATCAATTGTGCGTGATGAATCAGGTGCTGCTGTCAGACTGAAAAGCGGAAAGAATAAAGGTAAGGTCAAGAAGCAAGTGGTCAAGAAAGGTGGTACACTGCGAAGGGGTTGGACATCCAAGACCGAAGCGGAAGCTGAAAGCGGAAGTGGCAAAGGTGCGGATGCGGTAATATATGCAAATTCACTTGCTATTAAGAAAGTTGGCAGTGATTATGTCATTGAAGTCATCAATCCTGTTCATTATGCATCATATGTTGAATTCGGTCACAGAACTGCAAATCATAAAGGATGGGTTGAAGGGGAATTCATGTTGACTATTTCAGAACAAGAACTTGAAGCTGATGCACCAAGAGTTATTGAAAACAAGTTGATTAAGTACCTGGGGGAAGTGTTCAAATGATAAATAAAATTATTGATGGTATATGTGAAAAATTAAATGAATCATTTGGTGATGGGTATGAAATCTATACTGAATTGAAGAACCAGGGTTTGAAAGAACCCTGTTTTTCTGTTATGTGTGTGAATCCCATCAGCAATCAGGTTATTGGAAACAGATATTTCAGAAACAATTTGTTTTCCATCCTGTACTTCCCTGCATCTAAAGAACCAAAGAGTGAATGCAATGCGGTT